CATATTGAGCACGATGGAAGAACCCCGTTCAGTAACAGGCGCCATGGTGGTGATCTACTGCCTTATCTCTGTTACTGGCGTCATGTTTCTTTTGCGCGTAGGGAGCCTGCCAGTGGTCGTTATTGTAGCGGGCCTCATCATGTTGGTGTCGGGGATCCTTGGCGCACCTTCCGCGTGGAGGGGGAGTTGGTGGCTAGAAGGCCCCGCGGCACTGCTAGCTGTTGTCGGTATGCTGCTGATCTCGATTGACGAGTTGCTGCTTCCAACGGCCCATGTCAGGTGGCCCACACATGTTATTATCTTATCGGTAATTATCGGCTTGTTTTTCCTGGGTAGGGCTTTGCGGGTATGGCCTTACTCGTATCGCCCTGGCGTCTTGCCAAAGACAGAACTGGAAAAGGCCGAAGAGAAATATCTAAGGACTCGCAAGGAGTACTTGGCGGCCATCAACCACTAGGAGCACCATTGAACACTGCAATCGTTGGAGTAGTGTCTTTTGGCGCAACCCTTCTCCTCAAAACTATCGCTGATCTCTGTGTCGAACGCTATAAGAAGGCCCAAGAGACTAAAGAGGCTCGGGATAATCTTGAGTCTCATCTTCGCAGGCAAGTATTGGTGTGGAGAGAACATGCATATGCTGTGCGTGTCGCGGCTGTGAAAGCTGGCGTGAAGGTAGAGGACCTGCCTTCTGTTCCGAAGGAGGATTAATGTCATTTCTTATTGGTGTGTTTGTCGGCTTGATTGTTGGCATGACTGGCATGTATGCATACTTGGATCATAAGTTCCAGAAGACTATCGAGGGGGTTATTCGTGAGTTCAATGAGCGAATCTCGGACGCTTTTGACGAGTGATGACCCAGGAGTAAAAGGGCGGCGAGATGCTGCCCTGTCGTTGCTGAAGCGTGGCGCTGATCGTAACAAGATCATTGAGGCGACGGGCTTTACGTCGGACGAGCTGTTCGTTATCGAGCAGGCGTATTATGACAGCCGACAGGAACTCTCACCTCGCAACATGCGCATCAAGCAGCTTGACCGTCTTGATGCGCTTGTTGACATGGCCTACTCGCAGATTGAGATGTTTGGTCTTGCTGATGATAAGGGCAATTGGGGTGCGAACCTTCAGGGTCTTCTTGCGGTCTTGCGTGAAATCTCAGAGGTTGCGAACCTGAAGCGACAGACCGTGACGCATGAGATCAGGGTGATCGAGGAGAAGCAGGTAGCAGTCATGCTGTCGTTCACCAACCAGGTGCTCGAAGAGTACACGGCACTTGTGTATCCGCACCTGTCGACTGAAGCAAAGCGCACCCTGGAGACGAATAAGGCTGACTGGTTCTCTCAGGCTGTGAATAAGCCCGCTGCCCTGCTTGAGGCGACTGTCGAGATGGAGGGTGACTGATGCTGCCTTTTGGTGCTGTCGCTAAGAAGTTCGCTGATGCTCAGCGTCTTGAAGTGTGGCGCAACAACCCTGACAAGTGGGCTGAAGACCATGGCCTGTTCATGTGGTCTAAGCAGCGTGAAGTTTCACAGTCTGTCGTGCAGCATCAAAAGACGTTAGTTGTCACTTCTAACGGTTGTGGCAAGTCCCGGCTGTCGGCCACCCTCGTCAACTGGTGGGTAGACACCCACCCTGTCGATGACACGACAGTTGTCACCACGGCTACGAACTGGAAACAGGTACGCAACGTCCTGTGGAAAGAGATACCCCGTGTCAAGGCTGTTGCTGGTATTCGCGGCAAGGTGAACGCTGATGCGACGTGGAAGATGGATGACCGTCAGGACCCTGTTGCTTTCGGTATGAAGCCAGACGATAAGGACGAGTCCGGCTTCCAGGGTGTCCACGACCAGTACGTCCTCGTCATCATGGACGAGGCCGGAGGCATTTCCAAGGAAATCTTCACCGCAGCCGACGCAATCACCACCAACAAGTACGCGCGCATTCTGGCCATTGCTAATCCCAATGACCCCTCATGCTACATGGCTGAGGTGTACAAGCGGGAGATGCGCCTGAAGCCAGAGGAACGCTCGTGGAACATCATCCAGTTCGGAGCATACGACACGCCTAACTTCACGGGCGAAGTCGTACCTGTCGAAGTCGCGACTCGTCTTGTGCAGGTTGACTGGGTTGAGGCGCGTAAGAAGGAATGGGGCGAGGATGACCCCCGCTTTGTCGCACGTGTTCTTGGCGAGTTCCCTGACGTGTCTGACGACGGCCTGTTCAACATGGGGCGCGTCATGCAGTCCATGGAAGCCTACGACACCTCCGAGCCGGATGAGGGCATGCCGATCACGATTGGTGTCGATGTAGCCCGATACGGCTCCGACAGCAGCGTGATCGTGTCGAACCAAGGAGGCTACATCAGGATTCATGGCCGGTATCAGGGCTTGAACGGTCCTGAGCTTGCACGCAAGGTCGGCGAACTGGCCGTGGAGATGGGGGCTGTCGAGATCCGTATTGACGCTATTGGTGTCGGTGCATCAGTGCTCGACAGCATCTACAACTTCGTGCCGCCAACCATTTCCGTCGTCGGCATTCACGGTAACGCGAAGTCAGGTGATAGCACGAAGTGGTACAACTACCGTGCAGCCATGTACGACCAGTTTGCCAAGGCTGTCGCTGATGGAAGGGTGCATCTTCCTGACGACGACGAGCTGCATAACGAGATTGCATCGATCAAATATGAGTACCGAGGGTCCGCACTGCTCATTGAGTCGAAAGAGAATATGCGTAAGCGTGGCATTAAGTCCCCTGACGTTCTTGATGCTGTTATTTATGCATACCAAAACATTGGCGCAATTATGGCAGGTGACTCCGAGGGACAATACTTTTCACCGGATGATTTGTTGGATGCTGAGGACTTTACAGACTTCATGTTTGAGGATGAATTGGCTTACTTTATTGCGTGATAGGCTTAGTTTATGAAGTACGAGCAGAAACTTATCGAGGCTTTGGGGGCTTATTCTGAGTCCCTTGCCCGCCTTCGACAGGAGGACATCGGCTGGGTGTCGTTGTCTGCTGTCGAGGGTGCTGACTCGCTTATTACTCTTGATGTTATCCGGGATCATTCCGCACGCGCACGTCGCTTGGCCACGCTGAATCCGATTGTGAAGCGCGGTCTTGTCGTCCGCAACGCCTACATGTGGTCCGACCCGGTTGTGTATAAGGGCGCGACGAGGCCCGCACGTAAGGTGATCGACGAGAACGCTAAGGCGTGCTTCAGTGTGCAGGCCCGTGTCCGTGATGAGCAGGCGTTCAACACGGACGGCTGTGTTATCTACCTTGTTGATAAGACGACGAAGACGGTCATGCCTATTCCTTTGATGCGTCTTGGTGGTGTTGCCACTGATGATGTGACCGGGGATGTCGTTGCACTGCTTATTAATCCTGCGACTACGGGGGACCCTCAGTGGTACATGCTGTGGGATCACACGGGCGTGACGATTAATGCCGCGAACTACAAGGTGAATCGTCGTCTGACTGCTGTGTATACGACGGTAAACCGGCTAAGTGCTGAGCATTACGGCAAGCCGGACCTTATGGGTGCGTTGAATTATGCTCAGGCTTACAAGGAGCATCTGGAAATTGCGCGCATGATGCAGAAGTCCTTGTCGCGTCTGGCTTTCAAAGCGAAGTCTGTGAACGCTAAGCAGCAGCAGGCTGTGACGGCGCGCATGGCTGGCATGGGTGTCGGTGGCACTGCCTCGATTGGGGCTGGCCAGGACATTCAGGCGATTACGAAGGCCGGTGCTGGTGTCGATTTCTCTGCTGGCACGCCTCTTGCGGCTATGGTGTCGGCTGCTCTCGATATCCCCTTGTCGGTGTTGCTGACGGATGGATCTGCTGGTGGACGACAGGGCGCTGAGACTGCTCTGGAAGACCCGACCTTCAAGGCGTTGGAGCTTCGTCGTCAGCTTCATATCGACATGCTCAATGAGGTCGCGCAGGCTCTCGGCATTAAGATTAATGTCGAGTACGGTTCGATCAATAATGACCAGACGCATCGCAGAATTCAGTCTCTGACTCTTGCGTACCAGAATGGCGCGCTACATCAGGTCGAGATGCGCTCCGGCGTGTTGCAACTGCTGAAGATTGCTGGGTCCTTGCCGTTGGAGGATTTGCCTGAGCTGCCTGAGGGCAAGGAAGACTCGACATCGACAAAGAGTGACGACGAGACCAAGGACGGGCGTGCGACAGGTGTTGGCCCCCTGTCGGACGGAACAAACGACAATAGGAGTAGGGGGACCGATGCATAAGCTGCATGAGTCTTTCTCACCGGAGGCTAGTTCTCTGGGTGATGGGAAGTATCGGATTCGCATTATCGTGCCAGGTCAGGGTTCGAGTGGTATTTATACTGCTGAGAACTTGGCTGAGTCTGCGCCTTTGTTCAAGGCTGGCACTGAGATGTTCATTGACCATCCGACAGAAACCGAGGAGTGGGAGCGCCCGGAGCGTTCTATTCGTGATTATGCTGGTGTCTTCTTGGAGGATGCCACTGTCGGAGAAGATGGTGCACTCTATACGGTGTGCAAAGTCTTTTCGGGTGTGAATGAGCTAATCAAGGATAAGTGGGAGCATATTGGTGTTTCTATTAATGCTTGGTGTGCTGACCCTATTAGTGAGAATGGTATTGTTCCACCTATTGCTGGAGTGCGTTCAGTTGACTTTGTGACTACTCCGGGTGCAGGTGGAGCTATTATCGATCTGCTAGAATCTAATCGAAACGACAATTACGTTAAGGAGGCGGGCATGGACAAGGAGATCGAGTCCAAGTTCGACGAGCTGAAGGCTTCTCTTATTGAAGCTCTCAGCTCTAAGCTCGAAGCTGCTGTGGCTACTATTCAGGAGGCCAAGGCAGAAGAGCCTACCGAAGAGGCATCTGTCGATGTTGATTCGGTTCTTGAGGCTGGCCGCAGGATTGCTGAGTCTGGTTTGCCGGAGGCTGCCATCGTGCGTGTTCGTGAGGCCGTGAAGGCTGGTGCGGATGTTGATTCCGCTTTGGAGTCTGAGCGTGCTTATCTGAAGGAGGCTGTGGCGGCTACTGCTACCCCGGTTGACGACAAGCCTGTTAACACTTTCAAGAAGATCGGTTGGTGATCACTGTGGCGGTTATGCCTATTAAGGTTCCTGTTGTCAATGACAATCAGATTTTCGAGTACTCGGATACTCTTTCTCTGCCTGTCGATGCAGCGCAGGCTCATCTTGAGCCGGGTGATGCCGTTGTCATTAACAAGGCGAACGGCATTGCTGGCATTCTTCAGTCGAAGGTTCGCCCCACGACTGCTGAGCCTGAGAAGACCCTCGGTGAGGTCTTGACGGCTCCTACCTATGGGCTGAATGGCCCCGGCTACGCCTCTGTGCGTGTCGCTGGCGGTGTGTTCGAGCTGACTGGCAAGGTCACTGCTGATGCCAAGGCTGGTGACCCTGTGTACGTGAAGGCTGCGACGGGTGCTGGCACCAAGCCTGTTGTGACGACCGTCAAGACGGGTGCGGATGTCATTATCGGCTGGCTGAAGGAGCCTGTGTCGTCCGCTTCTGTCGATCAGAAGATGCAGGTTGTCCTTGCGCCTGCAAAGACCGCCTGATAGGAGGCAATTAAAGTGCGTTTCAAGAACCAGGAAGACTTCAATACTCAGTTGGCTGAGGCCCTTGCAGGCGACCGTCTTGCGCAGGCTCGCCTGAAGGAAGCCATCACCTCTGACCAACTCGCGCCCATGTTCGTGACAGCCGCGAACGTGCGCTTCCAGGAGTATTTTGACTCCTACAACACGATGTGGGGCAATATTGCTACCAAGGAGCTGCTGACGGACTTCCGCCCTGCTTCGCTCCTGTCGCTGAAGCCTGACACCACGACTGCTCCCATCGACAACGGGGGCTACAAGCACCCTGTCGGCACGCTTCCTCATGTCCCTGAACTCACCCCCTACCCCACCATGTCGTACCAGGCAGAGGGTGCGTTTATCACCACCAGCAAGCACGGTGCTCGCATCCAGTTCTCCTTCGAGTCGTTTATCAACGATGAGTGGAACGTGATTGCACGTTTCCCGAAGGATGCTGCGACGCTTGCTGCGCGTACTGAGGACCTGCTGGTTCTGCTTCAGATTTTCGATCCGGTCACGAAGTCTCTTCGTGCGGACGTGTTTAATGACGCCAACAAGACGAAGGCTGACTTCACGACCGTTCCGGATGAGTTCACTGGTGGCACGGGTGCTGGTGGTGTCGGTGGCGTGAAGAACGCGGCTCTGTCGTTCGATGCCATTGTGGCTGCACGCTACCAGGCTCTTGCGACCATCCGTGACGGGCATTCTACGTATGTGCCTGAAGGGTTTGTGCTGGTGACCAACCCGGCTCTGGCTGAGGTCGCCAAGAACTACACCCTCATCAATGAGATTCGTACGCAGGTTGGCAAGCGTACGGAGATCAAGGCGAACCCGCTGAAGGGTCTGGAGGTGCTTTCCTCCGACCTCATCTCGGTTGTCGGTGGCGAGAAGGCATGGGTCCTCCTTCCGAAGGGTGGTCGTGCCAATGGCAAGACCGTCTTGGCCAAGACCGGAATGATGGGTCGTGAGGCTCCTGAGCTTCGCATCCATAACAAGACCGGCCAGATGCTCGGCGGCGGGGACGTTAACCCGTACGAGGGTTCGTTCGACAACGACGACATCGAGATTCGTATTCGTCAGATTGCTGGCGCGGGCCTTGTCCGTTATGATGGTGTTATTGGGTCTACAGGCCTGAACTCCTGACGGATTGATTGAACCCCCTATGGCTTTTGCTGTAGGGGGTTCAGTTATACTTAGATCATGATTGACTACACTTCTCCTATTGGCCAGGTAAGGGTTCTTATTCCTGACTTGCGTAAGTTGGAGGACTTGCGGGACCTTCGCAATGAGCCTCGCTATTTGTTTACGGATGATGAGATTCTTGCTTTCCTTGCTGTTAACAATGGAAATGTGAAGCGGGCCGCTGCTGATGCGTGCGACGCTATCGGCATGGATAAGGCATTGCAGCTTCTCGTCTTGAAGACTGATGATAAGCAGACGGATGGTGCTAAGCTGCTCGACGCCATTGTGAAGCGCGCGAAGACTTTGCGGGAGCAGGCAAGGGAAGACGACGAGAACAACCTGTCGTTTGATGTCATCATGCCGTCGTATGATCCTGTTGATTGGGTGGTGAACTTCTAATGGCGCTGTCGATCAACCCTAATATCCATCCATTGTTTGTGACTCTTGCGCATTATCCTTTGGAATTGTTGTCGAATAGCAAGATCAGTGTGTATCCGACTCCAGATTCTGTCGAGCACGAGTGGGACCCTGAGCACGGACTACATAACCAGGAGAATCTGCCTATCTGGGTTGGGTGGGCGAACGTAACGCCTAACGTTGACTGGCGTGCTCGTAATCGCGAGTGGGCTGGTGAAGTGACGGGCGTGCACGCGTATCGTATTCAGCTTCTTCATATCGACAAGAATGGGATTGTGAACAAGCATCTGTGGGGCGATCCTACGATGCGTGTGTCGTTTGCAGAGGGTATGCG